GGAGATAACTGCCCCCAATTCTCTCATATGTGTTATGCTAATTGTGTACCCATAAGTGATATGTTTGAGAGAGTGAAACCAATATTTGCCACACTTAATCCTATAGGAATCAATAGAGTTAAGTTCAATGCAACATCAAGAACTACAGAAATACAAGAGAAACCATTACACGTTGACATTACGGGGCCAAGTGATAGTCCAGAACCGCCCTTTGAGAACGTGCCTGACTATAATATTTGTGTGATATATTTTAATGACAACAATGGATATACATACTTTGAGGACGGACAAAAGGTGGTGTCAAAAGAAAATAGGGCAGTGATATTTCCAGGCAATTTTCTCCACGCTGGAACATCATGTACAGATGCCTCCTTGAGAGTGGTACTCAACATAGATTATTCAAAATGGTGCTGAAATGGATTTATTTCCTACATTATTAGAAGAATATGATCTCACAGGTGCGCCTGGTGTAGATGAATTTATAAATCATGTAAAAACTAATGGTCAAAGTCATGAACACTCATTAGCAGTGGGTGGTGTGAGTTCTCATGGTGGTTGGGATCCACTGCGAGACAAGGGATCTCAAGAAATGTTAATTACATTTCAAGAGTGTTGTAATCATTTCTCTGAAAAGATAGGCAACTGGCCTGTTGTTATTAGTGGTTCATGGTTCAACATACTACCCAAAGGTGGCAGGACAGAGAGACATAGGCATGAGTCAAGTGTGATAAGTGGAGCATTTTATCTCGATCTACCAGAGGGAGACTTTGGTAAATTTTTCGTGGTATCGCCATTACAACCATATATGATGTGTGTTCATAACGTGAGAGAGACACCCTATGGACAGTATTTCTATGATGTGCCCATCAAAGAAAAACATTTATACTTATTTCCCTCGTGGTTAGAACATGGTAGTAGAACAAATAATACTGAACATGACAGGTGGACAGTAAGTTTCAATACCTCTGCTTGTTCTCAAGAAATGTTAGACCCTAGATTTGTGGAGTCTGTATGGGGAAAAGGGCATGAGGGTAGTTGACATATTGCCAGTGCAATTAGGTGTAGTGATGTACCCAGAGCATGACAAAGTTAAGTCGTTATTGATTGATGAGATTGAGAGTCATGGTGATGAATACGAACATAAAAAAATAGATGCTGTCACCAAATCACTTGAACACCTAGATTACTATTCGCCGTTATCAAATGATAAGTACAAAGAGTTTAGAGAGTGGATAGAACTACAGGCAGAGATATATGCCAAGAATATATTAGGTTATGATACATCAAATTTCTTTTTAACTGACAGTTGGATAAATGTATGTGATGCTGGTGGCAAACAACTACCGCATTTCCATATAAATGCCGCCGTGTGTGCCTTATATTATGTCAACTTTGATGATTCGTCACACTCGCCAACTTATTTTTATCGTCCTAATGAGAGTCAAAAATATCCTGATTATTATTCATATATGTTGACTAATCATAAGCATACCAAGTATAATGATATTAATGAAGTGGTAGGATTGGAAGGATCGTTGATCCTGTGGCCATCTAATTGTGTACATGGTTATAGAACTAATCACACAGACAATAGAATTACTATATCCAGTAATCTTATGCCTAGATATATTAATTCTTTTGAAGTTATGCCACTAACAAAAGATGAGAGACACACTGCCATGACCACGTTTAGATCAGGGCAACTATGGGATAATCCCAATTTATAATATGGAAGTTATTAACGTACTACCTACGCCAGTGGCGATCATACCCTGCCCCTTTCATAGTAAAGTAAAGGAGTCAGTTCTACAGGAGATAGAGGAAAAAGGATTTAGTGATCTCTCATATAATACTGGTTCAAAAGATTTAAAACATATTGGACATTATTCAGTATTACATGATGATGCCCTATTTGGTAGATTTAGAAATTGGTGTGAACAACAGGCAGAAATATATGCCAAGGAAGTCAAAGGAGATTATATACAGGAGACAGTTCAAGTTACAGACAGTTGGATAAATGAGGCAGACAAAGGTGGTTTCCAATATCCACATTTCCACGGCAACTCTTACTTATCTGCCATATATTATGTGAACTTTGATATACTAGAGGGTAAACATATACCCACACATTTTATGAAAGATGAGTCGATCTTCACACCCAATATGCCCTGTCTGAATTTTATCAGGAATAAGAACACACAGCACAATCAAGTTAATGAAGTGATAGCGAATGAAGGCGAGTTGATGATATTTCCATCACATATAACACATGGATATGAAACAAATAGTGGTGAAAATAGAATCACCCTGTCAATGAACCTGATGCCTACTATAGTTACCAATGGGGATTATGGTTGGCGATGTGTGAATCTAAGTCCAAATGAGAGACTTGAGGCATTTAATCATAAAGAGGGGTTGCCAAAGAAAAAGTAATCTATTATAATTAGTAAGTGAGAAACAAAACTAACCCTCGCGCTGGCGATTTAGGTATAGACTCCTGAGTTGTGTATTCAGAAATGCGGCAACTGGTTTTTGTTTCTCGACACCCTACTTATTTTAATCATGGCACATTGGCAAGCAGTTGTTAAAATTAACAACAGACTATTCAGAACACAGTTTGAGAGTCTTAGTAATTTTGGTGCTGATGCCAAGGCAGAGGCGATAGGTAGATATGGAACAGAGGATATTCAGTTGTTTCCTAGTTCCAAGAGGCAGTGACAATTATATTAGTGGCACAATGTAGTTGACAGTATCGAGACAAGATACTATAATGAAGATGTAAGAGAGAGGGTTTGTGTTTGTTCCTCTGCTCTTACATCTTTTTTATTTCAGACACAATTAAAACACAATGTCAAATTTAGTATTTTATCAAGCAACTCAAAAAGTTAAGGTGTTACAATGGACAGAGAAACTATGTCGTTGCCTTGAACAACAGTATAGAGATTATTCATTACGCTCTATCGTTAATAATCAAAACATGGCAGACAAACCTGACCCATTTCTACAGGAAAAGGTTACTCAGATTGAATCGGGAGAAGATGATAGAATTAGTTTTTTCATAGAAAAAGGCAGAAAATACTACAAAGTTTGCCTACGTTGGAAACAAATCAATCGTCAGTTTAAAGATGACATAAGCGTCCACTGCTTTGTTGATAAATTGACAGGAGAAGTATATAAACCAGCAGGGTGGAAGAAACCCGCTAAACACGTTAGATTTAATATGAGTGATGACATCAACAGAGCAAAACTCTATAATGTGTGTGATTGGGCGGGTGGTTATCTCTACCTGAGATAATGCCCAACGTACTAAATAACTAAAAAGAATTAATTATGGTTTACGATTCACTTACTTCTGATACAGAGACACTAACTAAGGTTAAGTTAAACCAAGTAGATAGAACTAAGAAACAATTACAATTAGCAATGAAAACCATTGGCAATCTTGATGAGAGATTAACTAATCTAGAGGCAATGGTTCAAGCGGCACTATTCAAACAACAAGATGACATTAAGGCACTTGTTATTCAAGTCAATCAATTAAAAGGTCAACTTGAACTCAAGGAAGCATCAAAGAAATTTGATATGGACGCTATGCCTGCCCAGTATGGCGGTGCTGGTGCGCCTCCAGTTGGATAGTTGCCAAACTACTCATAATATGTAATACTAAGTTTGAACACACAATTTTTTTTATGGAAGATGAAATGATTGATCTCTATGAGATCGCCGAGGGTAATGATGATTGGATTCATTCAATCGAGGGAGTCGAAGAGGTATTCGACCCAGAAACACAGAAATTACTAGCACAGTTCTAAAACTGTCACAATGCTCCTTGAATCAAGGGGCATTTTTTATTATACTATGGTTATTGACACAAACACTATGGAATTGAGAGATCATCAAAAAGACATTATACAGTTGATGACAACACAGCAAAAAGGCAAGATACTTGTGCCTACTGGTGGTGGTAAAACAATGTGTATGATACAAGATGCTAAGTGGCGATTCAGTATGCCTATGCCACAGACCATAGTTGTTGTTGCTCCTAGAATACTATTGGCAAATCAATTATGTTCAGAGTTTCTTGAGCATATTGACAATGTGGCAGTGTGCCATGTTCATAGTGGAGACACACATCATTTTCAGACCACTCGCCCTAAAGTTATGGAGAAGTGGTATCACAATACTGTCAAGAATATCTTGATATTTACAACATATCATTCACTTCACAGAATACAGGAAGCACAGGATATTGAGGTGGATACAATTTATTTTGATGAAGCACACAATTCAGTACAGAGTAATTTCTTACCCGCTGTCAAACATTTCTCAGACTATGCTAATCGTAAGTATTTCTTTACTGCTACACCTAAGAACAGTAATATTCCAGACATGGGTATGAATGGCAAAACATTTGGCAAAGTTATTGCTCAAGTGCCTGCTCCTGACTTGATCGCTAAAGGTTATATCATACCGCCAAAAGTCAAGGCAGTAAAATATCCAGTTGGACAATTTGGTAGTCAGGAAGAGATTGACAAGAAAGTTATCCTTGACGCTCTCAAGAATGAGACACACATGGACAAAGTGTTGGTCACATCTAAGTCAACTGCAAACATTCGTAACCTTATCACAAAGACAGACTTTCAGGCAATATGCCATACTATTAAATATAATGTCTTATGGATTACATCAAAGTATGGTGCTATTATCAATGGTAAGAAAGTAAACAGAGAAACATTCTTTAACTTGATGAACAAGTGGGGCAGTGACCCTGAGAAAAAGTTTGTTATGTTTCATCACTCTATATTATCAGAGGGTATGAATGTCAGCGGACTCACTGCTGCCATTCTTATGAGAAACCTTGATCTTATTACTATGGCACAGACTATTGGTAGAGTTATCAGACTTGACAAGAGTGATGCTGCTAGACTAAAATCAGGAGAACTAAAACCACAGAGCGAGGGTTTCAAAAAACCATTTGGCAAGATGTTCGTGCCAGTGTACAATAATGTTGGTATCTCTACAGAAAAGAGATTACAGAATGTTGTTGACACTATCTTTATCAAAGGAGAGGCACAGGAATCAATCATTAACAGAAAAAAGTAACTAGATAGTACAATGGAATCAAACAAAATGGATAAAATCCGTAATCAATGTTTAGCAAAAATGGAAGAACATTATGCTAAAAGAATAGAGAAATTAATTGATGAAATGAGACTAGAAGATGCTGAGTCTTTATGCCAAGAAATGACATTTGAAGGCGAGGAGGGCGAGGATTGTGACTTGTTTCTTGATGATTTAACTTCGTGGTTAGATCAACCATTTCCAGGCACCGATCTGAAATTTTACGATAAAGATGACTAAGGAAGAGCGCCAGACTAAAAAAGAATTGATGAACATAGTTTACCCTAATCATCTAAAATATTTGAAAAAATTAAAATCTGAATTGAAAAGAGATAAGGGCATGAAACCTAGAAGAAATTGGAATCCATTTAAGAAAAAGAAATGAGTGCTGAAAGTTTACTATTGTTTGCTATTGGTATTAATAAGTTCAAAGTAACTAATTGGCAAGAAAAGAAACCAGAGTTATTAAAATTAATTGAACTGGATAGCAAGGACATAGTAGAGTGCCAAACCGACTACTACAAACATCAAACAAGACCGCCATATTTTGACAGTTTTGTTAAGATTTTGTCGGAAGATTTGGATAATTTAGTAAATACATTTACAGAGGGATTGAGTGAGCGTTATGGTGGAGAGTGCCCAGTTCAAAGTTTAGATACTTGGCAATTATGGTCACAGAGATATGTTAGAGGACAATATCATGGTTCACATAATCATGGCATGATGAATATATCATGTGTGTTATATGTTGAGTTTGATGAAAAGGAACATATCCCTACTACATTCTACTCGCCATTTCCTAATCCCTATTACGGTACAATAAGTAAAGCAACGCCTCCTGTATCAGAGGGAGATATAATTGCTTTCCCATCATTATTATTACATGAATCGCCTGTATCGTCATCAGACAAACAGAGGACAATTATGTCTTTTAATATCCCATTGAGATAATGTATAAGATTAACGTAACTTTAACAGATAGGCAATATAACCTATTGAGCGAAGCACTATTCTATTATTCAGAAGAAAAGGATAGCGTTGCCAGTTCTATTGAAGAACTAGAGGATTTAATTGATGCCTCTACAACTAAGATAAAGAGAGATCGAAAGTATTTGAATCCAGAGTGTGACATTTGACAAACTGGCACACAGAGGGTTGTATTGTTGCCATGATGTACTATTATATAAATGTCAGGGATATACGGTTCTACTGCCCGAAAGTCGAGCGTCAGCATTGCTAGATCAGTAGTTAGTAGGGGTACAGGTGTAAGCGATTCCCAGTAGGTAAATTTGGGCGCCATGAGTGAAACTCAGATCAGTTCGCCCCGCTCCCTGACACTCTCTTTAGTGGCAGTTTTGTATCTGTAAAGAGTTTACTTATTAAATTAAGTCAGATGAAGCACCTCTTAACGTAAGACCACTAACTATTGGGTGTATGAGAGTTAATTCTAGATCAACATACTTAATGGTAGTTCAAACAGTTGCGTACTCAACTACCGCCCACAAATCTTACATTTTATGTTATAATGGTTCTATGAAGAACAAACACTTGGAACACATAGAAGATCATATACTCACTGGCAGACAGGGAGCGCTTGATGCTGTCAAGTTTTTGGATACTAAACAGAGTCAGGTATCAGTAAAATATGATGGTGCCCCCGCCATAGTATATGGAACTAACCCAGAGAATGGCAAATTCTTTGTAGGAACTAAATCAGTATTCAATAAGAGAAGAATCAAGATAAACTATACTCATACTGATATTGAATCTAATCATGGACATATACCTAAAGTTGCCTCAATTTTACATATATGTCTTGATAGATTGCCACAGAATGATGGCATTTATCAGGGCGACTTTATTGGTTATGGTGGTTCAGATACCCATACACCAAATACAATTACATACAAATTTGATGATGTAATTGACGATATTATTATTGCCACTCATACACAGTATGTTGGATCTACGATCCAAGAATTAGATGCTAAGTTTCACTACAGAGAGTCTAAAAGTTATGGTGTACATTTTATTGATACAAGTGCATCAATATCTAACAGACATTTTAGACTAAGTTTACTTATCACACTTGCTAAAACTATCATACCATTTGTAAGATTTCCACATGATGATGACATAGCACAGTTAAAAGTAAATATCAATAGTTATATCAGATCAGGGCAAACACTTGATGCTGATAAGTTGGCAAGTGATACTGGATATTCCAGAAACTTATTTCACTTATACAATATGATAATTGAGATAAAAGAATTACTCATGGAAGGCATCACTACTACAGAGAATGTTCAATGTCTCTTTGATGCTGTTCCCTATGAGCATGAGGGTTTTGTAATGTCTAACGACTATGGTACTTTCAAACTTATCAAACGTCAACAGTTCAGTTATGCCAATTTCAACAATAGACAGTTCAGATAGTGGCACATGAGGTGGTTGCTTTCTTGCCAATCGTGACTATCATGAGTATATCAATTAAACAAACATTATGAAGAAAATTTCACTTTCATTCATTGTGGATAACTTGACCGAGTTAGGTTGGGATTATTCATGTGGTAGAATGTCAAGATCAGGCATGGAAATCTATGATGGCATTATGAGACACATAGGCATCATAGAAGATCATGAACATTGGAATGAAGATTGCTATGCTGATTCTAACGGAGATTGGTAGAATGTACACAAACAACGAAACAGCACTTCTTACTTTGATCTCTAATATCAATAACCAATTCTATTACATTGGCGAAGATGATGACAAAGTTGCACCTATTGATGTAAAGAAATTTACTGAGCATTGTGTTGCATTTATTGATTCTTTGGAGATAGAGAAATGACAAGAGAACAAGAACTAGAGCAACGCTATCAGGATTTTCAAGAGTGGTTAAACATTTGCCCACTTGTTGTTACTGACTATCAAGATTTTACAGATCAATTTCAAATCACATTTAATTTAGAGGCAGATTAATGAACAGAGACTACATGGCAAATATGTTATTTAACATCAATGATGCTATTGAAACATTAAAAGGTCATTCAATTACTGATGACATCATAGAAGAATATGATAAGAGTCAATTTGATGAAGAACCAACCACACTTATGGATATTCCAAAAGATTGGGAAGGTTCAAGTATTTCGATTGGCGATTGCCTTTTAGATTTACAAACTCACATTAATGAGTTACATGACTATTTTTCTAATACTGTTGATGCTGATGACATTTTCATAGACATTAATAACACAGGAGGCAAGTATTAATGAAAGTAAAAGAATTACTGGAAGTTTTAAGTGATGCTAAACCTGATGATAACATCACTTTTTACTATATGGAAAACAATACGCTTACTAATTCTACATTTGAATCATTCTTTGATTGTAATTATGAAGATGTAAATGGCGTTGTTGATTGGGAATTAACAGTACAAAACACTATGGAACACATAGAGGATAACGCAGAACAATGAAAACATTTATCATTCAAGAAAAGTTTGTCGGTTACGCTGATGTACACATAGATGCCGAAACTGAAGAAGAGGCGATTGCCTTATATAATAGAGGACATTATCCAGATAGTCAATATGATATAGACGATATGTTTTATGACCATCAATTTAATTCAATTAGAGAGGAAACTGATGACATTATCTAAAGAAACAATAGGCAAACTTGCTGATGCCATAACACTAGAGGTTATTGACTATATTGTCAATAATCCTAAGACAGATACATTTCTATATGAAATGGTAAATCAGGCATTATGTGATAAATTAGGAAACAAGAATGAAGATGGCAGTTGCTCATTTGATGGCAGTTTACTTGCCCCTGCTGTTCTTGAGAATATCACATTAACACTTGCTCCTAATAGTATGCCAAGTGACCCTGCTGCCCTGTGACAATTATATTACTGTCACACCCGCTCGTTGCTTTCTTGCCCTGAGCGACTATAATTCAAATATACAAACACAGAGGTTTTATGTCAACCAATTCAAGACTAGGTTTAAGACTCGCTGATGGGTCAATCTTATCAGTATATCATCACTGGGACGGATACCCAGAGTGGTTAGGTGTAACACTTAACAAACATTACAATACAAGAGAATCAATCTCTGAACTAATTGATGGCGGTAACATGAGTTGTTGCTATACTGACTCAGATTGGGAACATGAAGAACTCAAAGAGTTTAGACCTCTATACT